TAAGTCGATGATGTAATTGGTAACATGTCGGTCTCCAAAACCGTTTATCTGGGTTCAAGTCCTAGTCGATTTGCCATGAGTCATTAGTTTAAAGGTAGAATAGTAGACTTCCAATCTATTGGTATCAGTTCGATTCTGATATGGCTCTCCATCTGGTATTAGCTCAATTTGGTAAAGCACTACATTTGGGATGTAGGGAGTGGAGGTTCAAATCCTTCATACCAGACCATAATGCTCGTGTGTTGAAATTGGTAAACAAGACGGACTTAAAATCCGTTGGAGAATTCCTTATAGGTTCAAGTCCTATCACGAGTACCATGATGTGTTGTGATAATGGTAGTCAGGTGGTCTTGAAAACCATTGGTCGTTGTTGACTTGTAGGTTCGAGTCCTACACACATCGCCATGTACACTTACTCTAGTTGGTGATGAGGACAGTTTGCTAAACTGTTAGGTCGATTATTCGACACAGAGGTTCGAGTCCTCTAGTGTACGCCATTAAGGTAAAAACTATGAATATAGTTTATATAAAAATTTGCTCATCATACAGAGCATAATTGTATGACACTCAATTGTTGGAACGTGGCAACCATAAAAGCGTAAGAGTGAGAAAGGTTAATGAATGAATGAAGTAATTGAAAATGTATTAAATGATGAAACTTATGTAACAAATGAAGAAAGAGTAGAAGCTATCAAAAAGGGATTAGCTACATTAGTTATTCCTAAAGATAAGTACAATGATTTAAGTACTAGATTAAAAACTAGTGAATCAAATTATTCTACTTTACAAACTGAATTTAATGATTATAAAAAATCAAAAATGACAGAAGAAGAATTAAATCAAGCCAAAGAAACTGAATTAGCAGAAAAAGTAAAACAAAATAATATTAAGGCTAGTGAATTAGCTGTTAAAAGTTTGCTTTTAGATAATGGTATTAAAGTTACAGATGAAGATACTGAATTAAAAGAAACTTTACAAAACATTATTAGTGAAGATATGGACAAATCAATTAAATTAACAAATAGTTTTATATCTTTATTAAATAAAACTAAAACTAACACTGAAAAAGAAACAACAACAAAGTTGTTAAAAGATACTCCTAAACCAATTGGTGGAGTAGATAGTTCTTCTAATGTATCTAAATTAGAATCATTACAAAAAGAGTTACAACAAGCAATCAAAGATAAAGATGTAATTAAACAAACAAGTTTAATGACACAAATATTTCAAGAACAAAACAAACCTAAAATTTAAATAAAGTAGCACTCGTAAAAAAAGGGATAGAAAATTTTATACGAGGTGAAAATAATGAACGGAACAGAAACTGTACAATCTTTTAATTGCCCTAACTATTCAGGGTTATTATACAACAAAGCAAATACAAAAACTCCATTTTTAAATATGATCAGTGGAAATGTTAAATATACTAATTCAGTTGAATTCGTTACTGGACAATATTTCTCAAGTGAAGAAGGAGAAATACCTGAAATTAGTGAAACAGCATCATTAACAGCTCCAACAGCATCATTCGTAACAAGAAATCAATTATCAAATGTTACTCAAATATTTATGGATGCTGTAGCTATTAGTTATGCAAAACAATCAAATATGGCAACATTAAGTGGTGTTAATTTAGCAGGACAAAGTGCTAATCCACAAAATGAATTAGATTTCCAAGTTGCCAGAAAAATGGAAAAATTAAAAAGAAGTATTGAAAAAACATTTATTCAAGGAAAATTTAATAAAGCAACAAGTGATACAGAAGTTAATAAAACAAGAGGTATGGTAGAAGCTATAACTACTAATACAAAAAATGCAAATGGTTCTAAATTAGACTTATGGTTAGTAAACGATGTAGTTTCATTAATCAGTAATGCTGGAGGAGAAATTGATAATTTAATTATCTTATTAAATTCAGTAAACTTATTACAATTACATGGTAATGCTATTGAATTAGGAATGCCTGTAGGAAAAGAATATACAACTTCTTACGGAATTCAAGTTAGAGATTTAATTTTACCAGTTGGTACAACTGTAAAATTAGGTTTAGGTGAATTTATTCCAGAAGGAACAGCATTAGTTATTAACCCATCAGTTGTAGGACCAGTAGAACAACCAACACCAGGAAAAGGAAATTTCTTCTTAGAAGAGTTAGCTAAACAAGGTGCTGGAACTAAATATCAATTATTTGGGCAAATTGGATTAGACCACGGACCAGAATGGTATCATGGAAAAATCACAAATTTATCTACTGAATTTGTTGCTCCAACTGGACAAAAAATTGTTACTGTTACTGAAGAAGTATCAGGGTAGTTAATAGATAGGAAGTGTATTTATGAGTCAAGAAGAACAACTTAAAATAATGCGATTAGATATTTTAGGAAATACTGAAGATGATAACAATGATGAAGTGTTTGTTAATATGTTAAATAATGCAAAAGTTGTGGCTCTAAATACACTTTATCCTTATAATCAAGAAATTCAAGAATTACCTAATAATTATAGAATAATTAATTGGCAAACTAGATGTGCTATAGAACTTTATAAAAAGATAGGTACAACTAATGTGCAATCATATAGTGAAAATGGTTTATCTGTAACTTTTCTAACTGGTTTAATCTCTACTAGTTTAATGAATGAATTAATTCCAAAAGCAGGAGTTCCTAGATAATGTTTGAAATAAATGCAAATCCTTCTAAATGGAAAAAAGAACTATACATTTCTAAGAAAGTAAGTGTTGATTTAGATGAAGAAGGAAATGAAGTTGTTACTTATGATAAACCAATAAAATATAAATTTAATTATCAACCAATAAGTTCTTATTCTGAAATAGTAGAATTTGGAGAAAAAGCAAATATAATGCAAAAAGCAGTAATTCCTATTTCATATAAAAATATTTTTAAAGAATATGATATAGCTTATTTAGATGATGCAAATCCTATTGATGAAATAGTTAATGGTGAGAAAGCAAATTATAGATTGCTACCACCTAGAAATGGTAATTCTGTAATAATAATATATTTTGAAAAACTTACTGGAAAGTAGGTGGAATATGTATCAATTTACGAATGGCATAATTGTTTATGATGAAAAAACAAAAGATAAATTTTTAAAAAGTGGTTTTAAATTAAAAAAAATGAAAAAGGAAAAGCAAATAACTATTGATGAGGTAATTGATGAAGAATCAAATAAATCTATCAGTACAAAGTCTACAAGAGTTTCAAAAAAAACTTCAAAAAATAGAAAGTAGACTTAAAAGTAATATTAAAATTGCTACTATGGATTTAATGGAAACTACTTATGAATTATTGATTGAATTATATAAAAATAATAATTTGAAAAATCATATCAATACATTACATAAAGAAATTATAAGTGATGGAAATGGTTTTAGAATTTGGACTAATGATTGGATAGTAATCTTTAATGAGTATGGAACAGGAATTATAGGTTCTGGTACTCATACAAATTCTACAGGTTATCAATATAATCTACAATCTCAATATAAAGATAAATATGGTAGATGGGTATATTTCAATAAAAAGACAGAGTCGTTTATAACTACTAAAGGTATGAAAGCTAAGCATATGTATTATGATGCGGAACAAATTATAAAAAAATATATGGGTGAGTATTATAATTATGCGATTACTTGTTCATTAAACGATGAACAATATCAAAAGTTTAGAAATTCTTTAAAGGAGTGATATTAATGTTATTTGAAAATATTTTTAATAGCGATATATATCCTAGATTAAAAGAATATGTAGAGAGTAAATCTATATATAAACCTAAGATAGTTAAAAATGTACCATTAGATAGTAAGATTTTTCCAATAGTTCCTATTAAATTATTACCTATAGAAAGAAGTTATAATAATTTAAACTATGGTGAAGAAAATTATTCTTTTGGAATTGAAATAAATATTTATGCTCAAGACCAAATTAATGGAACAAATAAATTATCAAAAAAAACTATATGTGATGAAGTAACTAATGTTATTTTAGAGTATTTAGAATCTACTTATCACATGCATTTAAAAGTAGAATATGATGTTGCTAATATAGATGAAAATGTTCATAGAAATTTAATTAGAGCAACAGGAATATTAGATACTAAATATGGCTTAGATAATTTGGTAATTTATCCTAAATAAAGTAGCACTCATATGTAAGGGGATTACAATAAGAGGTGAATAAAATGAATGGATATTTAGATTTAGGTATTGAATTAAGAGTTAAAGCACCAACTGAAGAAACTTATTCAAAAGCGGTATTAGTTGCTGTAAAAGGAATGCCACAAACAGGACAAGCTGGTGGAACTGTAGAAATTACAACTTCAAGTGATCCGACAAAAGTTTATATTGCTGATAGACCAGACACTGGAGATATGGATTTTACATACAACTATACAGATGCTAATTTAAAGGCAGTACAAGCTGTTTGTGATAATACTTCTAAAGATATTTTAATTAAATTACCAGATGGAACTGGAGTTGAATATAATGGTTCAGTTCAAACATGGATTAATGAAGTATCTGTAGGTAGTGCAATTGAATGTACTTTACATACAGTACCAAGTGTATCTCCAGCATATTTAACAAAAGAAGAAGTATCTGGAAAGATAGCAACAACTTAATAAAAATTGAAAGTAGGGAAAAACGATGAGATTATTAGAAATTAATATCAATGAAAAAAACTATAAATTACAATTAAATAGAACTTCAATAAAATGGTTAGAGGCAAATGGCTTTTCAATAGCAGATTTTGAAAATAAACCTTTAACATATTATGACTTATTATGGACTAGTTTATTTATAGCAAATCATCCAGAAGTAAATGGTAATTTAGCAATTAAATTATTAGAAACATATGAGAAGAATAATAGGGTTGCTAGTGTAATTAAATTCGCTATAGAAGAATATTCAGCTTTTATGAATGCCCTAGCCGATACAGAATTAGTGGAGAACGAAGTTCTAAAGATAACAGAGATATAATTAATCAAGAAGAAGGCAAACAATATAAAAACTTAACTGATTGGTTTTATGATTTGTTGCCTATGGCAATTACATACGGTATGTCAGTGAAAGAGTTTTGGGAAGATAGCCCTGACTTATTCTGGGCATACCGTTTTTCTTATTATAAAAAGAAACTTGAAGAACAAGAAATTTTTAATCATAATGCATGGTTACAAGGAATGTATATTTGTGAATCTATACATGTAGCATTATGTAATTGTTTTGGAAATAAAAAAATGGAATATTCTAAAAAACCATATAGTTCGACTTCAAATAATTTAGAGGAAGAAAGATTAAATGAACAAGAATTATTGGTAGCAAAAATAAAAAATAGAGTATTACAAGTTCAGGCAATAAAGGGCAAAGAAGAAAGTAGCACTACTAAAACTAGGGATAGTTAGGTGGTGGAATAATGGAAGAAAATCAATCATTAGAAAT